ACGCCGTCATCCTCGAACGTGATCTCCAGCGTGCCGGGCTGATCGTCGAGCAGGCCCTCGAGGACCTGCCGCGTGATCGCCGTTGACGACCCCCCGACCTGGTCAGCGTCTCGATCGTAGACACACTCGAACGTGAACTCGGAGGGCTCCGCGTAGCCGTAGAGGACCTGGCGCCGCGTGCTGGCCGCGGTCGTGACGTCGATCGCGGCGCGGTCGTTCCCGCTCTCGGAAAAGTCGCGAATGTTGAATTTGAGAACGACCGAGGCCGCGGTCGTGAATGTGCACGTGGCACCGTTGAAGGTCTGCGCCATGGTTTTATGCTCCGGTCATCGTGGCGGTGATCGTGGTTCTGTACACGAGATCCTGCGACCCGTCGTAGGGGTCGCCGAAGTCTCGGTCGATTGAGGTCGGGCGCGCGGATCCGATCACCACGCCCCCATGCGTTCCAGAGGCGAGCGAGTCGATGACGGCCTCGGCCAGCTCATCAGCGCCGACATAGGTACGGTCGAGGCACGTGATCGAGACCTCAGCGACACGCTTCAGGTCTTGCGCTGCCGAGTCGGTGTAGATTTCTTCGCGTGGCACGCTGTAGACCACGGCCGGGAATCCGTCGTCTCGGTTTCGCACGTAGGGCGAGATCCGGGAGCCGACGAGGTCGGTCACGTCGCTCGCGGTGTTGAGCATGTCGAATGTGGCCTTCGCGAAGCTCATTACCAGACCTTCCCGAGCACGCCCTCGATGTCTTTCATCGACACGCGGCCCTTGCTGTTTGAGGTTGCGACGTCGATCGCGATCTCGAGCGCCTTCAGAAAGTAGCTCGCGGCCTCGCGGCGCTTCGCCTTGAATGCCTTCGTTCGGAAGTGTCGACCTTCCACGCGGCCGTTCTTCGTCTTGTAGCCACGCTCGACGAACCACGCGTGGACCATCTCAGGATGCTTTTTGCTGTTGTAGTCGGTCTTCGACCGGACCGAGCCGTCGCGAGACTGGACGACCCGCCGCACGCGATAGCCGCCCTTCTTGCTTCCGCGGTCTCGCATCGCGGGCTTTTCGAGCGGCGTCTTGTAGCTGGCGGTCTGAATGATTCGGGCGTTTTCTCGATTGATGACCTTGAACGCGGCCGAGCTCGCGGCCTTCATCGAGTTGCGCGGTACGTACTTCTCGAGGCCGGTGAGCTTCTTCTCGAGCTTCTTCCATTCGATTTCGATGCGTACGTCGCTCATCGTTCGGCGACCTCGCAATCGAGGCGGAGCTCGTGATCACGCTGTAGCACGTTCTCGATGCCGACAACCTGAAGCGTGAGCCCCCCGTACTGGATCCGAGTCTCATACGTGATCGCCGACCGGTATCTCATCCGAACCTCGTAGGATTCGAGCCCGGCCGCCTGCACGTCGCCCTCGGTGCTCTTGACCTGAGAGACGTTCCGAACCCGGGCCCAGACCTTCGGCTCGGTCGTCGCGTACGTGTAGGTCCTCTGGCCGGTCGCGTCGTCGGCCTCGGTGGGCTGCTGGATCGCGACGATCTGCCGGAGCTGCCCCGCTTGCATTAGAGCCCCCTCGGGCCGTAGCCCTGGAGGATCGAATTAATCGAGTGCGGGAGGGCGTACATCTGAACCGGGGTTGCGGCCTCGCGGTTCTCGAAGTGCATCGCGGCGAGCTCGAACACGGCCACCTTCAGCGGCGCCGGGATCGAGGAATAGCCCGCGGTGTAGGTCACGCGGTAGGTATCGACGTTGTTGAAGGCGCCCGATGTCTTCGTGCGGAGCATCGGCCACGCGCCGGTGAGATCGAGCTCGTACGCGGTCGCGTCGACGGTCGCGGCCTGGTCGACGTTGTAGAGCGCGGACACCGCATTCACAGGCCCGACCGCGAAACGGAACGGAGCAGGAGCGCCCCGGAAATAGTCATAGAGCGTGGTCGACCGGAGCAGCACCCCAGCCTTGTTTTCGATGTCGACCGTTGCCGCGTTGAGCGATCGCCGGAGCGCGGGGTCGTGCTCCTTATCAGATACGCGGCAATGGTCTCGGAACTCCTCGAGACTGAAACCGATGTTGGATTGTGAAACGACCTGAATCACGTTTCAATTCCCGAGGGAAGCGGGAGGCCGCCCCGCCTAGTGCGGAGCGACCCCCCGAGCTGGTGGCATGGATCAGGCCATCGTGCCGACGACGATCGCCTCAGGCCGCACGATGCGACCGACCGAACGCATGTACGTGTTGATCTGCGTGAGGCCCTCGGCCTGCTTCGCGTAGGGGTTGATTTGCGAAACCATGCCGGGCTCGCGATCGACAATGCGATACGCGTTTCGCGGGAGAAGCACGATGGCATCGAGCCCGGTCGTGTTGTCGGGCGCCGCGGCGTCGATGTAGCAGGGAAGCCCGAGGAGCGTGCCCTGAAGCCCGGTCGCAAGCGTGCTTCCCGCCTGCGGCTGGAAAATCGGTCGAAGGTTATCGTCCAACAGCGCCATGATCTCGGCAAACATAGACTGGCCCATGACCCACGAGAGATCCCCGTAGCCGTTCCAATACTGGGCCGGAAGGTCGTCGTATCGCATCCGGATCAGCTCGGACGCGGTCGGTGCAGTCGCGCTGGCGAACGTTCGCTGGGTCACCCCGGTCGCGGAGCTGTCGAAAAGCGCGTCGGTCTGAACGGCCGACGAAACGGTCAGACCGTTGCAGTAGAACGAGCTCCACAGTCGGCCGATTTCCTCGGCGTGCTGCTGGTTGATCTCGGAGACGAGCTCGGGCCGCGCGTCCTGCATGATCTGGAACGAGAGCTCGGTGGTCGCCGCGATGGTCTGATCGGTCGTGAAGTCGATCTCGCCGAAGGTCGGCTCGGTCTCCGTGAATGCCTGGCCCTCGGCCGTAACCGCGGTCAACGCCACACGGGTCGCGACGGTCGGAACCTTCATGTCGGTCGGGTAGGAACCAACCCGCACGGCCTGCCGCACGCCCTGGACGGCACCGAAGAGCCGCACCATTTCGGCCTGAAGATCGGTCGGGATGACCGCCGAATCGCTCGAGGTCAGGAGGTCGCGGTTTTCGAGGCCGCTACGGTCCTGGCCGCCGGAGCGGAACCAGCGCATGTAGCCGCCCCACTCGTCGCCCTTGCTGGCGGTGTTCTCGATCGCGGGGCCGGGCGTGAGCTTCGGGGTCGCGGGCTCGGCCTGGCGGGCGTTGAATCGCTCGCGGAGGTCGGCGTCGCGCTGCCGAATGTCGAGCTCGTCGAGCTCCTTCTCGATCCGCTCGTACGTGTCACACTCGGCGGCAGTGAGCGCGCCTTCCTTGTCCATGATGGCGCCGAGCTCTCGCTCGAGCTTCTGCCGGGTTTCGCGGAGCTGGTCGCTCATTGCAGTGATCCTTTTGCCGCGGGGTATGCCCCCTCGCGACAGATTGAGAGCTCCACCAGCTCTGCGGCACGCACCGTGCGAACCGCGGGATTCGTTCTGTTGTTCCATTCGTCTCCGCCTTCGCGGAGGTAGAAGCCGATCGACACGGCGCCCGTGAGGTCGCCCCGCTCGAGGGCCTCGCGGATGTCGGCTCGGGCCTCGGGCAGATCCGCCTCGAACTCGAGGCCCTGGTCGGTCTCGCGAAATCGGAGGGTCCCCGACCGCACGGCCGCCAGCGGCACGCCGTCGAGGTCATGGCCGTATTGCATGGTCACGCCGTCGCCGATCTCGAGGGCGCCCCGCGTGAATCGCTCGCGGTAGGGCCGCGGTCGATCGCGGAGCACGTGCGACATCCCGTCATAGGGGACGGCCGTACCGGCGAGCGTGCGGCGCCCGTCGGTCGACGTGCGGGCCGTGGCGATAAACCGGCGTTCAATCTTCCGCATCGGTCTCGGCCTCCTCCGCCTGCTCATCGGTCTCGCCGCCCGGGGCGTAGTTCTTCGAATAGATCAGCTCGTCCCCGCCGTCGATGCGCGGCAGCCCGAGCAGCGCGCGCGCCTCGTTTTGAGTCATTACGCCAGCGTCGATCGCCTGCCGGGCTGCCGCGACGACCTGATCGAGCGACCCGCGGAGCATGTGCCGGAAATCGAAATGGAGCCGCTCACCTGGTGCAAGGAGCTTCCGTTCGATCTCGCCAGAGATGAGCGCCGCGTAATGGGCGAGGCAGGAATCGACGTACGCGCGGAGCTGCGTATACGTGTGCTCCGCGGTGTCGCCGGGCTGCTGGGCGTAGAGCATTTGTGGCGGGATTCCAAATATCTGCCCGACCTGCTGAACGCTGAAATTCCGAGCCGACATCCATTCGTTTTGCGAGAGCGTCACGCCGACGGTCGAGACCTTCATGCCGCCCTGCGTGACGATCGGCGTAGCGATCGATCCCGCCTGAGAGTGCCGGTCGCGCACCGATTGTTGTAAGCGTGCAACTGCCTCGGGCCCCAAAATCTCATCCGTCTCAAAACTGAGCTTCCCGGTCGCTCCGGCGCCGAAGTGTGCCCGGCCGCATTGCTCCTGCTCTGCGAGGAGGTCGAGCGTCGCACGGCATCGGACGACTGGCGAGTCGCCCCAGAGCGGGTTCGCACCCGGGAGCCGGAAGTGCAGCAGCTCGTCGGGCAAAAGCCGGCCGAGCTTGCCGTGCGTATAGAACACGTCGCCGTCGTCCAGGTAGTGAATCTGGAACGACTCGGGCATGAGCGGGACGAGCTCGAGCAGCTCGCCGCCGCGGGTTCGCCGGATCAACGCCGCGGCGTTGCCCCAGAGCATCAGGTCCCGAACCATCATCCGACGGAACTCGAACCCGGAGTGGTATTCGTTTGGCTGGTACTTCAGCAGGTCACAGGCTGGAGAGGCGACCTCTGCGTAGCCGTCGGGCCCGAGGGCCTGGACCTCGAGCGGGAGCCTGGCGATATCGCCTGCGACAAGCTGGAGGGCTCGAGCGACCGGCGGAAGCGTGTCTGCTCGGTGCGGCGTGATGTTCTGAGCGTCGATGGTCGGGCTAGGCCACAGGTACACCGAGCCGCCCGTAGTCGGCCAGAAGCGCTTCTGCAGCTTGGCGAAAATCCCCAGAACTCCGCCCGTCCCCAACCAGCAACCGGGAGTATACCGAACAGAGCCCGAACATGCAAAAGAAAACCCCGCCGGGGCGGGGTATGGGGCTTTGGGTCGGCTGCCCCACAGCAGCGATTTAGGATATGAGCCGTCCTACCCGTAGCCGTTCCAGCGACGGCCGGGGCTCTACTGCTGCCATGCCCTAAGCCTGGGCGCTTGCTCGACGTTTCGCACCGCTGTCGCGGCCGTGGCCGATTGAGGGCCTCTAGGGTTGTCGCGGGGATCTGGAGTCGCCGCGAGCCCTAGCCGAGCGCCGCTGTGATTGTACAAAAGAAAACCCCGTCGGCCAAACGACGGGGTTCCGGGGACGGCAAATGGGAGTCCGCGGCCCCGCGGCGGTTTTCTGTCCTGGCAAGTAGGAAAAACCGCCGTCGTCAAATCACACTGGAGCTCTCGTAAACTGACCGGGGTTTTCGGATTTCTTCCATAATGCCGGTCATGCTCATGACCGCGGCGATGAATGCATCGATCCGACCGGCGGCCTTGTCCTTCTCCGCGGTCGGGTTCCCGCTCCAGTCTTCCCGAACCCGAACGTTCCGGATGCATTGCCGGAGCACCGGCCATCCGTCGTGGTACACGTGGGGCTGGTCGGGCTTCTCGATGGCCCGAATCCTGGTCGCGAGGTTCTGGAGCGGCGGGCTCATCGAGAGCATGTTCTGCCGGTGGGCCTCGATCGGGAGGCCGTCCTGTCGCCATTTCTCGAGCGTGTCGGCGGCCCCGGAGACCGGGTCGACGTAGACCTTCCAGAGCTCGACCCGCTCGGCCCATTCCTCGAGATACGCTTGGACCGCATCAAGGTCGATGGTTTGGCCTGGGCAGATGGTCAGATGGCCCTCCTCCGCCCATTGCCGGTAGGGCATATTCCCGAGCCGCTCCCGCGTGTCGAGCTCGTGCTCGCATGTCCAGGCGTGGCCCCAGATGTAGGCAGAGTCGGTCCCGTCGTTCACGGCGAACACGACCGCCGTGAGGTCGTGTCGCTTCGAGAGGTCCGCGGCCCCGATCACCCGGCGGCCCTCGGATACCTCGAGCGGGTCGAAATCTCGCTTGGCCTTATCCCAGAGGGCGAGGTCGATGAACGCGGCGTCTCGATCGTCATACCGGCAGCAGATTTCCCGCGTGAATTCTGACCGCCCTTTGAGGGTGCTCTTC